AATTTTTGAAAGTTATGTCAATTAAATAACTGTCACATGGGGTGGTTGCTATACTGCCCCATTTTTGTATAATAGTGTATATACGATTAATACTTTCATGCAACTACGACCACATCAACTTAAAGCTGTACAAGCAATGTTTCGCCACACTAAAGGACAAATCATTGTTCCTACTGGTGGTGGTAAGACAATGTGTATGATTAATGATGCTGAACAGAGATTTAGGTCAACCATTGCTCGTACGATTGTAGTTGTTGCTCCTCGTATTTTACTTGCAAATCAATTATCAGCAGAGTTTCTTGAGCATATTACTGACGTTGATGTCGCTCATGTTCATAGTGGAGAGACACATCACTTCAGTACAACTAAAACTGATGAACTTGAAAACTGGTATCATAATAGTGTCAAGAATATTTTAATCTTTACAACATATCATTCATTACATAAGATACAAGAGTCACTTGATATTGAAGTTGATACTATCTATTTTGATGAGGCACATAATTCAGTTCAGAAAAACTTTTTCCCTGCTACTGAACACTTCTCTCATCTTGCTCAAAGATGTTACTTCTTTACTGCTACACCAAAGCATAGTCGTTCGCCTGTCAAGGCGGGTATGAACTGGCCAGAGTATGGTCAAGTGATATGTCAAGTGCCTGCTCCTAAGTTAGTTAAAGAAGGTTACATACTACCACCTAAAGTTGAAGTTTATCAATCAAGAATACTACATAAAGATGAGTTAGTTGCTGAGCGTGATTGCGAACAGATGATTGACTCTATTGATAATATATGTAAGAATAAGGTATTGATATGTGCTAAGTCAACTAAACAAATCATTGCTCTATTATCACAAACAGATTTCATTGAAGAGTTAGCAGAGCGTGGTTATTCATGGTTGACTATCACATCTAAAACTGGCGCCATTGTAGATGGCGAGAAGGTTGATAGAGAAGAGTTCTTTAATACTCTTAATGCTTGGGGTAAGGATACAACTAAAAAGTTTGTTGTATTACATCATAGTATTCTATCTGAAGGTATCAATGTCAATGGATTGGAAGCAGTTCTATTTCTAAGAAGTATGGACTACATAGGTATAAGTCAAACTATCGGACGTGTAATACGTCTAGGAGACGCCACAAAGACGTTTGGTTTAGTTTGCATACCTGTCTATAGCAAAGTTGGAATTAGCACTGCTCGCAAAGTTGAAGCAGTTGTTGATACTGTATTCAACAAAGGCGAACCAGCAATCTCAATCGTAAACAATTAATTAAATGAATTTATTAGTTGCTGGTAGAATTACTGGCTCTTGCTTGATTATTGTTGCATATTTTGTTATACTACATATATCAACACTCTATGGTGCAATTATTCACGTTATTGCTGATGTTATTTGTATGCCTTTTTACATCAAATATAAACAATATGATGTTGTAATTATGTTATGTTTTCTAGCGACAATAGCAATTAGTAAAATTACTATCTTACTACAATGAAAGACCAAGCCTCAGTTGGGGAAGAAACACCAGCTATCAAATATGATAGAGCATTATCTCTATTCACAGAGTCAGTATTAAAACCAGACCACGATTTGCGTGGTTGTGCTCATAATCAAGGTTGTTATGAACAACTTATGGAAATAAGACAACACGTTTTAGATTATCTTAAAACATTAAAAGAAGTTACACATCACACAAATGCTGATGAGAGTGATGAGTTAGAAACTGAGAAATTAATTGAAACTAAAAGAGTTTATACTGAGAAGGAGTATTGGGAGGGCAAAGTGCCTGATGACCAGTTTGATACATACTTACACAAATATGGTTATGAGTACACACCAACTGTAACAGTTGATAAACCTACACACAGGGCTCGCCATTCTGACTTAGATGCTCTATAATAAAGGATAGGGAAACAAAACAGGCAAGGATCTATGGTTGTCTTTGTTCAGCAGAGAAATTACGTCCTGTAAGTCCTAGTTTTTGTTTCTCGCACCCTATTATACATAATCATGGACAAATCCAAAGAAGATTGCATTACTCAAGTTGAGAATTACTATTGTCAGAGATTAACTGAATTAGTAGATTTAAAGATGTATGATGAAGCACACGCTATCTTTGAGGAATTTTCACTTGGCGATGATGAATCATATCAATGGTTTTTCATCAAAATTTTAGAGGATACAACAAACGAATGAAAACTGCATTGATTACTGGTGGTGCTGGATTTATAGCACATCATTTAATTGCTCGTATTCTAACTCAAACAGATTGGAATATAGTTACACTTGATAGACTTGATTATAGTGGTAATCTCAATCGTCTCAATGATATACTACAGTATGAATGTACACCGAATGAGAGAAAAAGAGTTAAGGTAGTTTGGCATGATTTGAAGGCAGAATTAAATCCACTTGTAAGGCGAGAGATTGGAAAGGTAGATTATATTCTACATCTTGCTGCTGGCTCTCATGTTGATAGAAGTATTGATTATCCAATGGAATTTGTAATGGATAATGTAGTGGGTACTTGTAATATATTAGAGTTTGCTAAGTCACTTGATAACTTAGAGAGATTCTTATATTTTAGTACTGATGAGGTATTTGGGCCAGCTCCTGATGGTATTAAGTATCAAGAGAATGATAGATATAATTCTACAAATCCATATAGTGCCACTAAGGCAGGCGGAGAAGAGTTAGCAGTTGCCTACGAGAATACATATCAACTACCAGTTTATATCACTCATACTATGAATGTATTTGGCGAGAGACAGCACCCTGAGAAGTATATACCTATGTGTATTCGCAGAATACGAGACGGCGAGAAAGTCACTATCCATAGTGACAGCACGAGAACTGTGCCTGGCTCAAGACACTATATACACGCTGATGATGTTGCAAGTGCTGTATTGTTTCTACTTAATTATAAAGGTAAATTTGAGAAAACATGGGGCAATGCTAAATGCCCTAAGTTTAATGTTGTAGGTGCTGAAGAGTTAGATAATCTAAAACTCGCCCAGATAATTGCTCAAGCACAAGATAAGAAATTAAAATATGAAATGGTTGACTTTCATTCATCAAGGCCAGGCCATGACTTACGTTATGCACTAGACGGCAGTAAAATGCGAGATTTAGGGTGGACACCTGATGCTACTGTAGTTGAGAGACTACGAGACGTTACAAAGTGGACACTACAAAATGAGCGTTGGTTATAATCCACAAGTCAACGATTATGTAGTATGGACTACCGCCATGGGGCAAGTCCATAAAGGTTGGGTATATTTTGTTGCTAGTCAATCAGAGCATAAAAAAGGTTGGCGGACGCCTGCGAGATATATCTCTATCGAGATTGCTACAAAACCTCGAAAACAATGTGATTTGACTACATTTCTACATAAACGTATTCATGTATGTCTATGTTGTTTCGAGCAAAATTGGAATGAATTAGAATTAATCAAAAAAAGAAAAAGTAAATATGATGATACTATAATATGGGAGGCGAACACGGCAACGTAGTGATGTGCCAGTTTTATTAGTGTCTATTAAGTGGATGCCAAGCATAGTGAGTCCATTATAATAAGGACATACAAACGAATTTCTTTTTTATTATGCCACTCTACACATCATACAGCGAAGAGACACAAACTCAAATCGAAGAGTTCCTAGAGAATACATTCGGTTGGGATGAAGATGAACTTGTTGATTTCATTGAGAAATACGGCGAGCAGAAATTCAAAACAGACTTTGAAGATTATGCTGCTATGGTAGATGATATTGGGATAGATGTTGTTGAAGCATTCCTAGAGAATTTTGATATTGAAAACGTATCAAGTTGCCGTGACGCCTATATGGGTCGTTATGAAAGTGGCGCTGAGTTTGCTCAATCAATAGCAGAGGATTGCGGCGAAATTGGTAGTAATTCAAGTTGGATAGAGATAGATTGGAAAGCAAGTTGGGATAATCTAAGTTATGATTATGTAGAATGTGGCAATTATGGCGATTGTTACATCTTTAGTCAAAACTTTTAAGGGGGCGGATTAATGACACAAATTGAACAACTCGAAAATGCTCTTGAACAATTAAAAAGATATGGTCAAGAGCAACTTACGTTAGAACCAAACCACCCTAGAAATCATTTTAAATACACTATTGGGTGTGCTGATGCTCCTGACGATTTATACACAAACAGTTTAAAGAAAGCAAAATCACTTTGCCTTGAAATGTGTGAAAAGTATAATCGTATGTCAGTTGTAGAGGATTCTAAGACATGGAAAACAGTTTATTCAGTAGCATAAAACCACTTTAAAAAGTGGCACACTATCGGTGGATTACTCAACTCTACCGATTATAATAAAGTACATAGGGGCAAACAGTATCGTATCGGTTAAGTCCACTCTGCTGTTGTAAGTCCTCTGCTCATTTTTCTTTTTATTATGAACTCAGGTCAATCATCTACCAAACTCAACGATATGTTAACAGAATTTGTTAACTATGTTTATTCATTCTATGGCGACAAAAAAGACGCCCTATATCCTCTATTCAATGTCGATACAGACAAACAAGTTGATAAAGTAGACATTCTCGGTGCTGTTTATGATTATCTACATGAGATAACTAGACGTAATGATGAGTATTTTACTTGGGGCGATGGCGACTCACTCGATAGAGAGAGAGTAAGAGACATACTTGTTATCAAGTATGGTTATGACAAAACATTTTACGGCGGTTCAGTTCTATGGGAGGATTTCGCAAATGAAAACTAAATCAAACAAAACTAGACATATTGTTACTCTAACTACAGGGCAGTATGACCACTTATATAATATTATGTGCAGGCAAGAAGAGATTCTTGACTATCTTAATGAGAGTGATGACTTTGACCCACAGACATTTGACAACTTATTTGATTCCATTCTTGCCGCTAAGGAGACTTATTTGCCATGACAACAAAAACAAAACTTGCCCCTATGACAATTAAAGTTGAAAACAACAAAGTTTTATGTAACAAAAATGGCAATAAATTTATTGATTTATTAGGCGATTTAGGTTGGGATTATCAATGTATGACCTCTAGTGGTAGAGAAACCTATGACGAAATTATGCAAATGTTAGGTGTTATTGAACCTGATGAAGTTTATATGGAGCTATAATAATGAAAACAATTACATTAACTGATAAACAATTTGACTCTATATTTGATTTCATTGATAGCAAACTTGAATTTGTATTAGAATATGAAATGGATAATCCTGATATACTAGAAGAGTGGGAAGATTTATTTGATGCTCACGAGGCATTATATAATGTCAAAAAAGAATATGAAGATAAACTTGCAAAGGCACAGGCAAAACAACCAAAGGCAGAGTGGTAACTATGAAAAAATTTATCTTTGAAGAGAAATTCATTTCTTATGCTAATGTTGAAATCTATGCTGAGAATGAAGAAGATGCTCGACTACAGTTTCAAAATGGAAACTATCAATATTATGATATATCAGATTTTACTGATGGGCATGAACTAATTGGAGTTACGGAGGAAGTTTGTGACAGTTAAATTAGTGTCACATTGGCTGGTTGTCTTATTGCCAGTGATGACTATAATAATAGTATAACAAACGAATTTCATTATGATTAAAGTTGGTACTAACGTCAAGTCAAAAATACATGATGACTTAACTGGTCACGTTGTAATTTGTCAACCACTAAACAACTATGCTGTTATTATGACAGACATCATTGACTATGAAATGATGACAGTTGAATGCTTCCTATCTGATTTGGAGGCAGCGTAATGAATGCTAGTTTAGAACAAAACGTAGAGACTTTCAGCAATCACTATGTTGAGAGATTCAAATTCTTATTAGAAGGCGAAATGTTAAACTTACAGGTAAAAAGACATAAAGACGCTTATTCTATTCAACAAGAATACCTATGTAATGATGGCGAAGTTGAAAACGATAACTATCAATGGTTATATGTAAACTATCAATTTAAGGAGGCAAACTAATGTATCAATCGCCATTTTCAACTAACGAGATTAAATATTTTATGAATCTCATGCAAAATGATAATGCTGAAGGCAAGGGAGCAACTTATGCTAAACTTGAAATATTATATGCTCAGAATGTAACTAAGAGACAAGTGAAGAGTATAAAAGGTAATTTGTTATAACTGTAACACAAAAGTAACAAATACCTAAATATTTTGTACGAGATATGTTAATCTTGACATTAATTCAAAATATTTGTATAATGTATTGTAACCGCCCCTACGAGATTTTTGCCATGTCATCGCCAAACTACGCCACAAAAAAGAAATACAGCGTCACACTCGATTTTGACGTGTACGAGGATTTTAATCCTTACGAGATCAACTGGAATAAATTATTCCAGATCGAGGGGCAAGAACATTTAGATGTAAATATAAAAAATTTAGATGTAGAGCAAGATATAAACTGGTAACATAATATACAATAACATTATATTAATATTATTGTAAGATAATTGTAATAAATTGAAATAAATTAAGAAATATTTTTGATTCTGCTTTCATTATATCAAATATAGAAATTATTGTTGTATCAACCGATACAAAATAAGAAATTAATTTAAAATATATTCATTTCAACATATTTGGTAGATTTTACCCATTATCGTGTATAATGGATATATAACAAACATTATTCAATTTTTTATTATGTTAATTGATTTTACTGAATTTGAATTAGAAACAATTAGTGCTGCTATGGAAGATTATATTAATTATGATGATGAATTATTAGAAGAAGATGAATTAATAGGGGGATTAAGTGTAGCAAATAGAGTGGAATCTATACAAGATAAAATATATAAAGTATTAGTTAAATCAACAAATAATGGAGAAAAATAATTATGTCATCATTACATCATGAAAATATTTTGGAAGATTGTTTTGAAGTTGCTATGGAATCTTTCAGAATTAATAATAAATTAACTCATGAACAATTAGATGAGTTAATATCATTTAGTAAGGGAACTTATGACGCAATTTGCAACAATGCATACAAACTTTTTCAAGATAGGTGCATTTAATTATGACTATTAATGAATTAAGGTTGTCAATTCGTCAAACATTATTAACA